CGCGAGGCGCGGTACACTTCTGGAAGAACTTTGCATGGACATTGCACGAGAAATCGAATTTGCAACTGGAAGTGGGGATGTGGCTGTATACATACAGGCGACACATGGCTGTTGCGAAAATAGAGGAATTATGGCGCACAGTAGTCTCACCCAAACTACCGTGTTAAAAGGTGCGTTTAAGAACGACCCTGCAACCAAGAAAGAGTTTTTTGACAACGTTAAACTGCAACAAGAATTTGCCCCACGATAAGGAGATTAATTATGGACTACGCTTTACCTTATAAAACTGCATCGGAGATTAACACAGCAATGAGTCGTGTATATGGAAACATGGCTATGGCTGTTTTTACAAGTATGATCGTTAGCGCATTGGTAGCAAGTAATGCTGCACTAATGACGTTTCTATTTACAGGCATTATGAAATGGGTGGTTATATTTGCACCGTTGGCTGCTATCTTTGCAGTAGGATATGTGTTAGGCAATAATCCAAGTAAAACTACTGCTCAATTGACCCTACACGGCTTTGCGGCACTAATGGGCATCAGCTTTGCTACAATTTTTGTTGTTTACACCACAGCCAGTATTGCCAGTGCGTTCTTTGGTGCTGGTGTGTTGTTCTGTGTTATGAGCGTATACGGTTATTTTACCAAGCAGAGTCTTGACAGTGTAGGAAAATACTTAATGGTGGCGTTAATCGCCATTATTATCACTAGCATCGTAAATATCTTTATCGGATCGTCTGTTCTTCAAACCGTAATTAGTGCCGCAGCAGTTGTAATCTTTTTAGGACTGACTGCATATGATACTCAAAAGATTAGAGAACAGATCATGGAATCGGATGGTCCGGCTGTTGAAGCAATGGGCGCTCTAACCCTGTATTTAGATTTTATTAATCTATTTTTAAGTTTGCTTCAGCTATTTGGTATCAAGAAAGAATAACATGAATGTCCGACGATAACGACGATATACAAGCAAATTTAAAAAAGTTTAAACCAAAAAAGCCTAAAATCACTGTACCAGCTGAGTTTCTTGACAATGCCAAAAGCTACGAAGACAAACTCACGCTGGTAAAGATTTTAACTGAAAAAGAAAAAGGCAGGGTCATGCTGATAGTTAAAAAAATGATAGCACAAGGCATGCAGGAAGAAAAGAAAAAAAAGGGACTTAAATAATCTATTAATTTTTCAAGGAGAAAAAATGAAAATCGAAGATAAACTAACTAAAATCAGTGATAGCTTTAACGTTAACATGTACGACAATGGCTTTATGTTTGAAGCCAGTGGTCGCAATGAAGAAGGTGATTGGGCCAGTGTTAAAATTCTGTGCAATACTTTAGATGAGTTAGTGCAACTTATCAAAGAAGCATCAGCAATGGAACGAGACTAAGACGCCAATTTATGAAAATTGGTATTATTGGCATGGGCTATGTTGGTCGAGCAGTTGAGGCCAGCTGGCTCGGCAGCGACCATTCTGTAAAATTTTACGATCCCGCAGTTGCAGGTTCTGTTGACAGTATCAACCAGTTGCTTGAGGATCGTCCAGGTGCAATTTTTGTATGCGTACCTACCCCGTCTGATGATAGCGGTGCATGCGATACTACTGTTATCAGCGATACATTGAAATCTTTAATCGGACACTACTCAGGTGCCATTATTGTAAAGAGCACTGTTCCTCCGGATTTCTGGTTAGACTATAAACATGTTTACAATTTATATCATGTTCCGGAATTTTTGGTGGCGCGACAGGCCATTTATGATTATCTAAATCCCAACTTTATATTTGTGGGTGGAAACAACGACTGTCATGATGCAATTCGTATTATACAAACAAGTGCGGTAAGACTGTCTGTGCCAATTGTAAAAACAGATTTGGTCACAGCAAGCCTCGTGAAATATTTTATGAATAGCTTTTTAGCGACCAAAGTCACTGTACTAAATCAGTACTACAAACTGTGTGAGCAATTGGGTGGGGATTGGAACAAGTTTACAGAAATGATTGAAGTGGATGATCGAATGGGCTCAAGTCACAATCAAGTGCCCGGACCCGACGGTCAATTTGGTTATGGTGGAGCTTGCTTTCCTAAAGATGTTCGTGCTATAATAAATGTTCTTCAAACTCATGCAATAAGTTCCGGAGTTATTGAGGCCGTGGATATTGCTAACAATCAATTTCGAGGTATCAAATGAACAAATTATATTATTCAAACGCACATGTACAATCTTTGGTGCAAACCATGCTAAGAGACATGTATGCACAGAATTGGCGTCCAGATTATGTAGTAGGAATTACTCGCGGAGGACTTGTTCCTGCTGTTATGATCAGTCAGTATCTGGGTGTGCCCATGCACACATTGAAGGTCAGCCTCAGAGACGGTGACGGAGATTCTGAAAGTAATTTATGGATGGCCGAAGAAGCATTTGGTTATGTACCGCATGACCAACGTGACGAGTCTGGTACAGAAACAGATCCTGCACGTCGTAAAAAGATTTTAATTGTGGACGATATCAATGACACTGGTGCCACAATAGATTGGATTCGTCAAGACTGGGTCAGTGGATGTTTGCCTAACAGTCCGGTTTGGGATTCAATCTGGAACGATACCACAAAATTTGCAGTCCTTGTCAACAACGAAGCGAGTGGATTCAAAAATATTGATTATGCAGGTACCAGTATCAACAAACACGAAAGTCCCTGTTGGGTAGTATTCCCATGGGAAGATTGGTGGCAGCGATGATCGCACTCCCGCCCGGTTGCACCGTGACTTATGCTGTTTGGGTTGATGTAGATAAGCTGAACGACGAAATGGTTGAGTGGTATCGAATGGTCGACGGCAAAGTATATCAAGACAAATGGTACGACACTCGTGGTCGCGAGCAATCTGTTTACTATGTAAGCTACGGTCGAGGTAAACGCTGTCATCATCATCAAAACGGTACAGGTGGCACTAGACTACATTTCCACGGTGATGATGCACCCGCTGCCAGCATGTTTATCATGAAATTTTTTGAGCATATTACAGCAAACAATTTGCAAGAAGTAATGGAACGTCACGCCAGAGAAATGGCCTAAATATGTGGACCTTGATTGTAATGCTACATGCAGTATCACCCAACGTACCTCCAGCAAAAGGATCTATAGTTTTACCAACAGCAGGGTACGAAGAGTGCCTTAAAACAAGAGAAGCAGTTATACGTGGGTGGGGATCAGACCGTTATCGTGTATCTGCTAATTGTATTATATTGAAGCAATAACAAAATATAAATATCATTCTACACAGCGGCCTTTCTGGCATTCATCCCGCTTTACAAATTCTGCAAGCCTATGCTAAAATTTAACATAGGAGAATAGCATGACAACAATCAATGTTGATGTAGGAAATCAAACACCTGAACAAGCAGTTGCAACTTTAGAACAACTTGGTGCATTTGGTAATCAACCAAGAACTTACAAATACACAAGCACCAAAGAATATCACGATGCATTTCCATGTGCGTATCGCCAATGGCGTGCTGATAGCCATTGCAATCTTATTCATGGCTATAGTTTTTCAATGAAGTTTTATTTTGGCACAGACCATTTGGATGTGCGTAACTGGGCTGCCGACTACGGTGGTCTTAAGGAACTTAAACGCTTTTTAGAGGACAAGTTCGATCATACCCTTCTAGTTAGTTCCGATGACCCCCATCTTGAAGTATATAAACTTCTACAAGAAAAGAAGATGGCTAAACTCACAATTTTGCCTAAACTTGGGTGTGAGGGGTTAGCCGATATGTTATACAAATATATCAACGCTGTATATATTCCAGATATGTGGGGTCCGGGTGAAGCCGACCGCTTATGGTGTTATAGAGTTGAGGTCCGAGAAACCCAATCTAATATGGCGTTTAGAGAGGGTCATAGAGAATGGAACGAAGATTTATTTGAAGGTTTTGAATAAATCAGCATAAATAAACATAGTTAGTAGCAAAGGACGAACTATGTATTATGGATTTATTTACGAGTGGACCAATAACATCAATGGTAAAAAGTATATTGGTTCACATGCTGGTACCATAGACGATGGATATGTTGGATCTGGTAAAGTTTTTCAAAGGGCTGTAAAAAAACACGGAATAGAAAACTTTACCCGTTCTATTATTGAATATGTTGAAATTGAAGATCGGCAATATCTATTAGAGCGTGAAAAATTCTATTTAGATAAAGTCAATGCCTACTATTCCGATGACTACTACAATGTAGCAAAGGATGTAATAGGCGGAGACACTAAAGCTGGCTGGACCGACGAACGCCGTCGAGAGTTTAGTAATCAAATCAAACAAATATGGGCAAACAGAACTGAAGAAGAAAAGAAAAGATTGTTAGATACTGTCCATACTAAAACTAAAGAATGGTATCAGACTGAAGAAGGACTGAAGTTAAAAGAACGATTACGAGATAATATACCGCGATTAGTAGAAGGTGTAAAGGCTCGTGATCCAGAAGATAGAAAGCGTAGTGCCCGGTTAGGTAAAGAGCGAATGGGCGAAGAACGCAGAAAAGAAGCGGCACGAAAAGGTGTAGAGAACCGCAATCCAGAATCCGAAACATTAGCAAGACAGAAAGCCAAAGAAACAAGAGCAAACTGGTCAGAAGAAAAACGACAAGAGGTTTTTGAAAAAAGCAGTAAAGGTAGAAAAGGTAAATGTGCTGGTAGTCAAAACGGCAGGGCAAGAAAGATTGTAGCCGAATCCAGAACATTTGACACTCTCAAACAGGCTATGTTAGAATTAAACATATCTGAATACAAACTACATAGTAGATTAAAAGACCCAGCCAACAAGGAATATTATTACCTATGAACGAACAGAAGATAAAACAACTTACTGAACAGGCTAACTTGTCTGCTGATAAGACATATCAATTTGATCCCGATCATGGATTCAAAATTCAAGAATGGGACAAGATCCGTTTGGCTAAGTTTGCTGAACTAATCATCAATGAATGTTTAGATGTTGCTAACGATACACGGTATGAAGGCAAGGTTGTTGCCAACCGTATCAAATTTGTTTTTGGAGTTGAAAAATGATTGACTACTACGAAGCACTGAAAGAAATGCACCAAGGTCGTGTCGTCAAATATGTTGGCACGGTAAATGGTAATGTAATGAGTAACAACGGTGCCAGTTTCTGTATGTGTCGTGGTTGTATCTTTCTCTTTGATGACGGGGTAATCAAATGGAACAAGTTGGGCTATATGGTTTATGATCCAGACTTTCGTTATGAACTCACAGGCGAAACAGTTGATCCTAGAGCATGGAAACCAGAGAAGAAAAGCAGGGAACTCAAGTCAAAGTTAGGTTATAGTAGAATAGGATTAAAAAATGTTTAATACACGGTTAGAACAACGCTTATGGTGCTATCGTGTTGAAGTTCGCGAAACACAAGCTAACATGGCTTTCCGTGAAGGACATCGTGAATGGAATGAGGATTTATTTGCATGAACAAATACAATGTACACGACATTGGCGGTGAAATTGTCAAAGACAACGATGTTTACCTGCTTAAAGACAATCGAACATTAAACAATCTTGTATTAAGTTCTACCAAACTATATCGAGGACAAAGTACAAGAGGACATAGACACGCTGGGCAAGAAGAAGTATATTTCTTTGTACAAGGTTTTGGAGAAATGATTGTAGGCAACGAAACGGATACACCATTTCCAGTCAAGGCCGGAGACATTGTGCTAATCCCAGATGGTGCATTTCATCGTGTAATCAACACTGGCGAAATGAATCTTGTATTCAATTGTGTATTTGACGGAAAACGAAATCATTGATGTGGCGTCTCTGGGCTAAATCACTAGGCGAAAAAGCAGGAACTACGGATGCAGAAGCAAACAAAATTGCTTGCATCCGTACCGCTATTGTGCTAGTATATATTGTAACAAACCTGTTTATTGTTGCAGGTATTATTCGACATTGGTAAATTATGAGCAAAATCAAAGTAGCAGAATTATTTTATAGTATACAAGGCGAAGGACGCTATATGGGTGTGCCCAGTGTGTTCTTACGCACATTCGGATGCAACTTCAAATGTGCCGGCTTTGGTATGCCTAGAGGTGAGTTAAGTAAAGAAGCTGAGTCTGTAGATCCCAACAAGTATAGCCGGTATGAAGAACTACCATTGGTAAGTACAGGCTGTGATAGTTATGCTAGCTGGGATCCAAGATTCAAAGATCTTAGTCCTGTATTAACTAGTGATGCCATTGTGGAACGTATCATGGAAATTCTTCCGCATGGTAAATGGAAGGAAGAACATCTTGTTATCACTGGCGGTGAACCCTTACTGGGTTGGCAACGCAGTTATGAGGATCTGCTAAATCATCCTCGTATGCAAAAACTAAAAGAAATTACTTTTGAAACAAACGGTACTCAAGAGCTGTCAAAAGATTTTAGACATTACTTGCTGGACTGGACATTGAATCCAAAACTTGGTCGCAGAGGACGCAATGCTCTTACATTTAGTGTAAGTGCTAAACTTCCTGCCAGTGGCGAACGGTGGGAAGATGCTATTCGACCAGACATTGTTCGCAGCTACGAAGAAATTGGACACACGTATCTCAAGTTTGTTGTTGCCACAGATGAGGATGTACGTGATGCATTGAAAGCACACGAACAATATCGTGCAGCAGGGTTTAAGGGCGATGTGTATCTAATGCCTGTGGGCGGTGTAGAAAGTGTATACTCTCTTAATAATAAAGCAGTTGCACTACATGCAATGAAGCATGGCTTGCGTTATAGCGATCGACTACAGGTACCACTGTTTAAAAATGAGTGGGGCACTTAATGTCCATACTAAACTTTTATCATGTGCGGACTAATCAAGGACATGTTTGGTCTTTAAGGATAAAAGATCGTGTTTGGGTATTAAAAACTAACAAAAGAAAACTTAGTTTCAAGTATTACAAATTAGAATACTTAGATATACTAGGACTTTATTACGAAGTAGGCTGGATTCAAAATCAAACGGAGCAATCTCAATGAGGATTGATTTTGACTATGAACATTTCTATCGTATTGCTACGAAATGGAAATCGTGCTTTGCTATTTTGCCCCACCGCTGTATTCGAACTCGACGAATAATCTGGCTCGAATGGGCGTACTGCGGTACTATAGAAAGTTTGTACGAAAGCATTTTTCTTAGAGAAAAACGCTGGATGGACAAAGACACTTGGTTAGTGGAAAAATTGAAAGGTACTATATAATGTACTTAGACGGGATATTTGAAATGTTTGATTTCTTAAAGAAAAAAGTTAAAGAAGAACCAAAAGTAGCAAAATCAGAACCAAAGCCTAAGGTAAAACCCAAATCAGAAAAAGAAATTGCTACCGAAGCCGGCGAACCTTACATCAGCGTTGTCAGTGTAGAGCTTGATCCAGATGATGTTGGCAATGGTGCTTTTGAACTAGATTGGAATGAAGTATTTGTTGCTAGACTGGTAAAAGCCGGATACATGCAGAAAAAAGATGACACCGATGCTGAAATTGTGGATCGTTGGTTTCAGGGTGTATGCCGTAATATTTTGAACGAGAACTTCGAACAATGGGAAGCCAACCAACCCATTGATGCTCGACCGCGTCGAGTAGATCGAAACGATTTAGGAAACGGTCGGTCGGAGATATCTTGATACTTTATGTAAACGGCGATAGTCACAGTGCCGGTGCCGAAGCGGTAGTTCCCTATTGTTTTGCCGAAGACGATCCTTTATATCGAGGATTGGGACGACAGCCACATCCAGAAAATGAACGTGCCAGTTATGGTTGCTTGCTTGCTAATGAATTAGGAGCCATATTGCATTGTGATGCAGAATCGGCTAGTAGCAATACAAGAATAATAAGAACAACAAGAGATTATCTCAAAAATGAAGGCATACCGGATGTAATTGTTATCGGATGGAGCACCTGGGAAAGAGAAGAGTGGCTGCTCAACGATATCTTTTGGCAAGTGAATGCCGGCGGAGTGGGAAACGACTGGCCCGAAGAAATCAAAGAACGTTATAAAAAATACGTTGTCAATATTGATTGGGCGCACTACGAGCACAAAGCACACAAAGAAATTTTTGAATTTCATCAAGAACTAACCAACTTATCCATTCCTCATTTATTTTTTAATTGCTATAGCGATTTCCAAAATCAACCAATGCAAGATTGGAACGGATCGTATATTGATCCGTATGATCCGGATATGACATATTGGAAATGGTTAACCAATCACGGATTCCTTTCCAATCCGTCTTATCATTTTCGAGCAGATGCTCACAGAAAATGGGCAGAATTTCTGCTACCGCACTTGACTAGATTATTGTAATATGCTACTATTACTGCATGAGATATCTAATCGTAGACACAGCCAATACATTCTTTCGTGCTCGGCATTCGGCACATCGTCAATCGGACACCTGGGATAAACTAGGATTTGCCATACATGTCACCTTGGCGTCAGTCAACAAAGCATGGCGTGATCAAAAGGCCGATCACGTGGTATTCTGTTTGGAGGGACGGTCATGGCGCAAAGATTT